AGCGAGGGATTTAACAAAAACGCCCGCACACAAAGGATTCTTAGCGTTTTTGAGGCCTTATGAGGAACACTGGAGAAGTGTGGAGAAAATGATAGATGGTGCCCGAAGCGGGACTCGAATGCCCTTGGTCTTACAGGGCGAGTAGAGAGGCTTTGGTAAATGTATGCAATCTTGTATACAAGAAGGAAATTTGCTATCTGTCAAAGAACGACCCTGATTATTCTGGAACTGTTCCATGAATTCTTGTAATCGCATCCTTTTTGGCTGCTACTTCTCCAGAAAGTCTTGCACCCTCTGCAGATAATTCTGCACCTTCTTCGAGAAGCTTTGTGCAGCCGGCGAGTCGCTCTTTGAGAGCGTCGCAGGAATCGGGGCTGGCTGCGGACAGCTTGGCGCGATAACTGTCTGCGAGCTGGCGCACGCGGTCAAGATCGTCGGACAAATCGACAGCATCAGCGCGCGCTTTAGCCAGTGCGTCAATCGCCTCAGAAAGCCTTGCGGCCTGCTCTCGTTCTTTCGCTCTGTACGCATCGGTCTTCTCCTTCAAAGCCAAGGCTTGCTCGGCCTGCATATCTGCAATGTCTTTTTCGTAAAGCGCGGCCGCGTACTTGTAGCCAGCAAGAAAAACCGCCGCCACTGCAAGCGCCGCTCCCCCAGCCTTGAGCCATGTGCTCATAGGAACCACTCCATGTAGCTGTGAACCGTATAGCCGCCACCAAGAAGCGCCCCTAAAAGCAACGCGGCCCACCTTGCTAGGCGCACAATCCACGGCAAATCACAATCTTTTTTCATTACCAGCCACCCCACGGCCTCGGCAAAAACGTATAAAATCGGTTCCATAAATCTCCATGCAGAAGATTTGTTCAGAGACCCGCACGGTTGCCCCCGAGCGGGTTTCGCTTATCTGGCGCTCATGCAACGCTCATACTCGTTGCCCCGCCGGTTGACGAGCCCCGGCACCATTTTCCCATCGACGTACACCCAGCGATTGAGCTCAGCGCACGCGCCTGCATAGTCGCCCGCATTGAGCTTTTTCACGAGAGTCGAAGAGCAGAAGGCCTTCGAGCCGACGTTGTACGCAAAGCCGACATATACATCGAATTCGATCGACGATAGGGGCACCCGCACGCAGCTCTTGACCGCACTCTCCGTGGCGCGCACGTCCTCGTTGAGGCGATTAAGAGCCTCTGGCACAGTGATGGTGTCACCAAGCTCCACTCCTTTCGTGCTGCCAAAGCCGATGGTCGGAACGTCACCCGGGACGGGGATGTAAGCCTCGCCTCTGAATCCCTCAAAATTGGCCACCGCGACAAGACCGGTAGCCGTCAACGACAGTCCTGCCACGGCATATCTGGTGACATTGCTCATAAGAACCACTCCTTAAAACAGTGCGCGACATACCCAGTGAAAAACACAAGCACAACCCATCTTGCGATTCTCGTCACCCATGGAAGTTCGCTGTCCTTTTTCATCACAAGCCACATAAAAATAGGGCTTAACGCCCCTACCAATTTGCTAAAATCCATATTGGAAAAAATCTTCCAGTCTTTGAGACACAAAAAAGCCGCAAGCGCACCACCGCCTGCGGCTTTTCCTTTTGCGACTACTCATCCTTCTTTCGCCGCGCTTTCCACTCCGCGTACCACTGCCACGCAGTGTGACCAATCATCACTGCAAGATAGATGCAGGTCATAACAGGGACCATATCGGGAATGGGGATCCCGAAAAAATTTAGCCCGCTCACAGCTCCTCCAACCGCTATCGGAGCGCTCTTCGCTATTCCGCTACTCATAGCTGCTCCTTCGACTACTGTCTCAATTTTTTCCATGGACGCTCCATCTTTTACATCAGAAGATCAAGGCGCCAAGACCAAAGGCCAAAATGTCCGACACGATCATCACACAAATCCAAAAAGAGCGCACTTTGCGGCGGGTTTCCGTATCGAGCTTTGCTTTCACTTCATCCACCTTGGATTTGATGTCGTCCCAGATTGCGTCAAGCTTGTCACCCACTTCGACGCCGAGTTTTTTTAGGTTTTGTTTCAGCTCTTCTTTCGCCATCACTTTTTCTCCAGTCCAGACCCTTTAAACGGGTTCAGGTACACCCAATGCGGGCAGTAGGGATCGGCTTTGATGTTGCCCCACATCTTCCACCCCGCTCCGATTCGGACACACTTCCAATGTCCAAAGATTCGGTAGTGCTTCACGTAGTAGATCTGCCAGCCGATCAGCTTCCCGTCTCGCTCAAAATACCACTTGCACAGACCGCTCACCCCCGACACATCGCCGACAGTGGGGTCGCCTTCGTGCCAGCACAGATCGCCGTCCTGGTACCGCAAGCCCAAGACAAAGTAGTTGAAGCCATAGGCGCTATTGCGGAAAAGCCACGCCGTGCGTCGTATCCATATCCAAAAGACCCCGTCTTTCGGCCAGCGTGCGCGGTGCGCTGCGTCTCCGTCAGATGAGTTGTCTGGCGTTTGGAACCACGTCAGCCAGTCCGGCAGCCACCCGTCTTCAGATACAAAAAGGGCAAGCACTGGAGACAGTAGCTTCGCAACGAACTCAAAGGGGATGCCGATCAAACCAAACAAAATCCACTTAATCACAATGGACATAGTTCGAACCTCACAAAAAAGCCTCGCCGTTTGGCGAGGTTGTATGACTTGTTTGCTCTTGAGCCACTACTGCAAACACGACACGTAGCCGGACGGTAGCGAAAAATATGCAGAAAAAGACATCGGCCAAGATCCGTCCCCCCGATGCCAAGGCCAAGCTCCGCTTCAGCCCCGATTTTTTGCTCAGAGAATTCTCTTCTTGTAGCGGGCATTGAAAATCCCGCACGAGGCGGGGTCGTTTGGGCGGGCTAACGCATGCTCGGCGGCAGCTGAGAGCGCTCAACTTCCAATTCGTAAGCCGACTTGAAATGGTCGGATTGCCAAAAGAAAAAAAAGACCGCCCCGAAGGTGGGGTGATAAAATTACGCTTATCGTTTTTGCTCACGGGCAAATCAGCCGTGAGCCATTTTTGCATCCCCATAAAAATGTTTCAAGATGTTACCCCCCCAACACACACCGAATTTCATCGTCAACAGTTTCCTGAGCTTGGACTTGGCTGAATTTTTCCTACGTCGAAAATTCAGCCCTATAAAACAAGATTACATCCCATCGAAGCAAATCCCAAAAACTATTCATTTTGCTTGGTTTGGTGGAGGTCGAATCCCTGAGCATCGACAAAAAAACATCGATACGTGGCGTCGTTTTTTACCAGATTATGAAATCGTTAGGTGGGATGAAAACAATTTTCCTATTAAGTCTTACCAATATGCCGTAGACGCTTATAACAAGGGTATCTACGCTTTTGTTTCCGATGTTGCAAGACTGCATGCCGTTTACAAGTACGGCGGCATTTATATGGACACGAATAACGAGGTCATTAGGCCCGATGCTTTTGATGATCTTTTATCTTTGGATTGCTTTGCCAGCTACGAAGCGCCATGCCAAATTTCTATAAGCACATTTGGAGCAAAACCAAATCACCCATATATCGGGATGCTTCTTGATTTCTACAAATTCATCCGTTTGAGGTCGGCATATCGACTTACAGCCAACGTGCGCTTCATATCCAAATTAACAAGAATCATTTATGGATCACGGCTGAACGGAAAGCGATTAACTCTATCGGATGGCACAGTGATCCTGCCGCGAGAATTGTTTGTGCCCAAAACCATCACAGAGAACACCCGGGTCATACATCACTTCGGCGGCTCCTGGAGTCATTAGTACTCGCGGCCATGTAGGCGTGGTCACAGTCTAAGTTCATAAGGCTTCGTCCACAGTTCTCCCATCGTGAGCATTGCTTTGGCAAGAGCCTGTTTTGCTTGCTCTACAGTCACTGTAGCGACGGTGTTGTCTGCCAATACCCACTGCGTTGAATCCATGCCCGTAATTTCCGCGACCTGGATTGCGCGAGTAAGGCGTTGCTGAGATTCCTCATCTCCGTCGAAGATCATGCCGTCGACCTCGACTTTGATTGCCGCCACAGCCGCCGCGCGTTCGGCCTTTGCCTGTTCAAGTTCCTGCGCTTCGATCTCTTCTGGCGTCGGATAAGGCGCCTTCACGATCTGAAAGCGGCGCACCCCATCGTCCGTCGGTTCAATCGGCACGACCCATCGGTCTCCGTGCTCATTGCACCAAGCGGCCGCCTCTGGCAAATATTCACCCTCAAAGATTTGTCCAATTTTGAAAGTCATTTGTTTCATCCCTTTTAATAGCCGCAGGCGCGCCAATCCCAACCTTGATCGCCACCACTGTACTGTGTGATTACCGTTGATGATGTGGTTCTGCCCGGCCTGTACTCGTAGGCCGCTAGCCAGTCAGGATGGCCTATATACGAATTCGACGCTAGCAAATTGAATGTGTAATTTTTGTCTGTAAATGGCTTTAAAAAGGTGCACGCAGTGCCAGTACCGTGCCCACCTTGCTCGATCCATCCATCAGACCAAATGCGATACCAACTTGTGCCAGAATGATAAGTTTCTACAACGTAGGCATTAGCACTCGACCCTCGTGCCGCAATCGCTTGAGCAACTCGCAAAGGAGTCATAAAGCTGTTGTTTGCCGTACCCGATTCGGCTTCAGCTTGAGTAGCTACGTCGCCACTAGCAACCTTGGAGAATGTCACAGAACTTGCCGCAAGCATTGCGTTCGTGACGGAACTGTTTCCAATCGCAAGATTTAGCGTTGCATTATCCGATCCGTCAATAGACACAGAACCCGTCGCATCGCCGCTCACGGTCATCGTTATAGACGTTTCCCATGCGGATGCTGTCGATGCGTTTCCGGTCAATGGGCCACTAAATCCCGTTGCGGTAATCGTTCCGGCTACCGTTCCTCCTGTTAAGGGCAAAAAAGGCCCGCCCATATTGGTCTGAGCTTGTGTTTGCTGTTCCGAATTCAATGTTTGCGGAATCACAGATAGTTTTGAATCAAAGGCCGCTCTCAACGAGGCCTGTGCCGGGGTGTCTGCCATATTTAGTTTTCCTCGGAAGAAAGTTGTTGCGTTGCCGTCCCGCCGGATGCAACCGAATTGCAAACGTCAACCAATTGCTGCTCAAAAGAATTCAAGTTGTTTGCGTTAGTTTCTGTTTGGTTTTCAAGGTTTGTCAGTCGCTGTTGGATTTGTGTGCCAATTTGGCCCATATCCGGTAAGTTCGTTGCCATTAAGCCGCCCCGGCGATATACGCATCACCAAAAGAATAGAAACTATCAAGCGCAGAGCTTGTGGAATTGTCGAGATAGTCCCGATAGTCAAGCGTATCGCCTGTATAGCCATTATAAAAAGCAATAAGTTGCTCAATCAATTCAGTTGTCGGAAAATCGGCTTTTAGAGCAAACTTCGCGTTATTATCGATGTCCTGCGCAATCTGATCTGCCGCAATTTTCCTGGCGAGCGCGGCAACGCCATCACTCATAGTTGTTGCCATCGCTCACCCCCATTAGGATGCCGTGCCATCTCGGGCCGCCGTGTACACAGCCACGAAACCAGCCTGAGTATCGCCCACATTCGCAGAGAGCGTTGTCACGGCACTTTGCGCCTCCGTAGCCGTTGCCTGAGCAGCCGAAGCAGCGGAAACACCGGAATCAGCCGTGGTTTTAATCTCATTGATTGCTGAGACCAAATCGGTCTTTGTCGCGGTCGTCAAATTGCCCAACGTGCCGATGCTTGCAGTGTTCTGCCCGATCGAAGTAGCGTTCGAAGAAACCGTGCCGGACAGAGTCGAGACCGTGCCCAGCAATGTCGTAAGATCAGACGCCGCCGCTGCACCGATGTTCGAACGAGCTTGCTGCTGCTGTTCGGTCGTCAAAGACTGCGCTTCATTGTATTTAACGTGGCCGGCTGCAATCGTCTGCAACGCAGAAATTGCATCTTGGTTCGTTTCAATTGCTGTTGCCAACTCCTGCAATGTGTCCAAGGTGTCGGGAGCACCATTTACCAAGGCATTGATTGCAGAGATAATCGAATCATTGATCTTTTGGCTAGACCAAGTCTTATCTCTCGTAATTGCAGAGTCGTTGATCGTTGCACCAACCGAGTCGGCAACATCCTGAATGCTTGCCTTTAGTTCGTTGATGGCAACTACCAAACTCGATTTTTGAGTAGTGGTAAGTTGCGACAAGTCGCCGACGTTAGCAAGAATCTGCTTAATGTCGGTTCCGACCTGAGTAGCCAGTGCGCTGATTTGGGTGCTAAGAGTTGTTGCCATTTGGGAAATTTCCCCTTGCGTTAAGATAAGTTTGTAAAGGATCAACATCCAATGGCCTATCTACTGATGCTGGGCCTTGAATGCCAGGAACTAAAACTTTGACTACAGGAAGTTGAACTTGCTCTGTTACCTTCAAAGTGATTGGATTGTTAACAATGACTTGGATATTTGTCGGGGTGCAAGATGACTGGTTTTCATACACGGGTTACCTCCGGAGAGACGCAAATTCTTCCTTGAACTACTCTCGTAACTTCTTCGCCTGGCGAGATAATCTCAAGGTCATACACAAGATTTCTCGCTGGATAAAGCTCCGTTTGTTCATGCGGAAAAACACACGAAATCATTCCTTCCGTCGGAGAAATCATGATTCGACCGTTTTCTGTCGTCAGCGTATCTACCGCTTGAATTGAGTTTACCTGCACCCTCAATTGCATAGCCGCTGTATATCCGGTTAGATCAATAGTTGTGCCATTTGAATCGCTCAAAAGAAAAGGGACGGTTAAATCCGTCCCTTGAGCGATTGAAAAGTTGTAAGTGACCGCCACTTTAAGCCACCCCCGCAATTTCGTTGCATACAGTGATCAAATCCTGAGTCGGCATGGCCGCAATATTTGTACAGGCTTGTTGCTGTTGTGTTGTTGACAAAGACTGTGACGTGAATAAGACAGCAGAACTCGTTCCGCTTGAGACGGCCGAATCGACGTAAGATTTCGTCACTGCCTCTTGTCCCGATGTTGGACTTCCACTGAGCAATAGCGGCCCCGCCATTGTTCCGCCAGAAAGCGGCACATAAGTGCTTTGCGCTGCTAATTGCGTCAAATACGTATTTTGAGCATTAGACTGAGTGAGATAAGTGCTTGCCGCATCGGAGATTAACAAATATTGGCTCAAATCCACTGTCTCAGACAGCTTGTCCCATTGAGTACCGTCCCAAGAATAATTTGCCCCCGTATCCTCGACGTTATAGGTGTCACCGACAGTCTGCCCGCTTGACGGAAGATCGTTGTAGGTCGCAACCGAGCCCATGAAACGATAGACGCTCGACACTTTCGCATCAACTTGAGCCTTTGTGTACGTATTCGCAATCGTGGCGTAGGTCGCGGCGATGTTATTCCCATTGCCGTCTGCCGTAGCTTGAGAGGCAGTTCCCGTCAAGTCACCAACAAAGCCGCCTGTTGCCGTGACCGTTCCTGATGCCGAGATGTCTTCCGCAGTCGTCGTGCCCGTCAAACCGGCATTGTCAGAGGCCGCCGCACCAATATTTGTGCGTGCTTGCGTTTGCTGGCTTTCTACAAACGTTTGTTCCGTAACCATTACGGCGTTTTGAACCAAATTCTCCGCAGAATTGGCCGCGCTTTCCGCGTATTGCTGTGCCTGTTGCGCTTGCTGCTGTGCCTGTTGTGCCGACTTGCTTGCATCCGTGGCCTGAGCCGAGGCCACTTCTGCCGCCGTCTGAGCCGCTTCAGCTTGCGTCTGCGCTTCAGATGCCGCAGTTTGTGCCTGTTGCGCTTGAAATGATGCCGCTTCCGCAGCCTCTTGTGCCGCCTGTGCTGATTCTTGCGCGGATTGCGCAGACTCCTGCGCCGCAGTTGCCGTCTGCACAGCCGAAGTTGACTGAGAAACCGCTTGCGTAATTTTTTGGTCGTATGTATTTACTGTCGATGTCAGCGTTTCGAGCTGAGTTAAAGCATTCTGAGAGTTCGTAAGTGCGGAGCTTGCTGTGCTTTGAGCCGAGTTAGCCGTAGCTAGGGCTTGCTGAACTTGAGCTGACAAGGTCGAATTATCTTCAACGACCTCATAAATCTGTTGCCCCAAGCCGTTGATTGCGTCTTCTGTTTGCTTAACAAAAGACTCGCCAGACAAAGTTCCTGTTGGAGACTTGACAAAAGAAAATTTGGAAAATTCCATTTTTTACGACTCCGGCACTTTAACAAAGTATGCAAGCTGATAAAACGGAGGCAGAGTACTGATCGAAGCCGTGCCGCTACCCGCGGATGAGCAAGATGCAGTGTGAGTATGTAAACCAGACGAAGAAGTCGATCCCGTCCACGAGCGCGAGGCTTGGAATGCGTAACGTTTCGGCACGTTGCCCACAGTGTCTTGGCCGTGATTGTCGGCATTCCCCGTATCACTTCCGTAAAAAGCCCCTTCGAAATTTGAGCCGCAAAGAGGGAATTGCCCAACCTGAAATTTTCCTGTAATTTCCATCGTCCCGCGAGTATGCGAGTGACTGCCAGACGCATTTACTGTCACCTCGTGGACGTGCGCAGGCAACTGATCAATAGTCAGCGTTTTGGTTGCACTTCCGCCTGTCTGACCTGCTGATGCGACGTTTGAACCCTTAATAAAGTTCCCGATCATATTCGGAACAGTTCCGCTTTGTCCGTCCGAGCCCCCGTCGCACAAAACCCAACCTTCATCGGGATCTGTATTCCCCCAAAAAATGGGGCGACGACCGTCCGAACCGCCGAGCGTGACGTTGTAGAAGGGAACTACAGCACCAACCGGAACATTAGAATCCATGTTCTTCCAAACCGACGGATTGCTTCCCGGCGTAACCGCAGAAGAGGCAGGGCCATTCGCTTGCAAGCAGCGGTATTTCACGCCATTGAACAAAATTTCGTTGCCGACTTCGTAATCGAACTGAGAAGAGTAGTTCAAAAGGCCGCCCTGCTGATACCAAACAATGAACTGACTCAGCAGATTGAAAGCACCGTTGAAATCAAGACGATCCGGAGGAAAACCGCCCTGCGTCAGCGGCAAACTTGTTGACTCCGGAAAACCGCCTTGCTGCGAAAACTTCCCGCTTCCTGCCGATTCGGGCGTGATCGGAGGGATCGTGAAGTCGCCTTGCGAAGCAAAAACGGCTGAAAGAAAGTTTTGGGGATAGTTACTCATTGCTTTGCACCGTCAAATTACCAAAAGGAGCCTGATTGAAAGGCTTCAGTCCAGAACCCGAGAACCCGAATACGTTGGTCGAAAAGTTCGTGATGATGTCGTATCCAACGCCCGCGCCTCGATTCAAAACGCCGTAGTTCTGCAATACGAAAATCTGCTGCTCCGTCAGCTCGCCAAAAAATCGAAGGCTGATTGTCATGTCCAAGTTGTCTATGACAAGAAACTGCACGCCGACAAGCTGCGAAATCATCGTGTTCATCGTGGTTGCCGAAGCATCCGAGATATTTGAAATCGCCTTCAGATAAACCAAAAACCGAAACGTTTCATCGTCCAAGAAGTAAGTCCCGCTTGAAAGCGTGACCTGCCTTGATGCGCCAACGCGAGTGCCGAGCCAATCAAGAAAAACCCCGCTGCAAGTAGCGGGGTTTGAAATGTTGGTGTAGATCTCTTCTATCTGCTGCGTTGAGTCAACCTCTTGTTGAAACATTGCAGCCAGAGCGCCGATTACTTTTGCGTGTGCGTACTGCGGTTGAATCGCGGCACTCACCGAACTCGGAACGTCTGTGACTTTTTCCAAATCTTGAACGCTCAGAATGTCAAGCCAAGTTTGCGTTGTCATTGACTCAATTCCCCGCAAAAGCAAATGAAACGTTTTCGGCCACAATCACAGGCTCAACGTCCGCATTGATGACAATCGAATCCGCAAATCCGGAGGCCGATCCGAGCGCAACCAATACAGACCTGATCGGAATATTTGTTTGTCCTAAAACGACACTCCAAAAGCGAGATCCATAAAGCGTTTGCGCCAACCCGACTCGCGGAACATTTTCGTTTTCTCCTGCGGCATCGGCCACGATTGCGTTTGCAATGGCTTGCTGAAGACTTTCGCCTATCGACTGAGCAAACAGCGTGACTTGCACGAAAACGTTGGTATTCGTCGGCACGATGATTGGATAGGTGTACTCCGTTCCCGTGCTTGGCAGCGTGTAAGTGACGTCCGTTGTGCCCGTCATTCCGCAGCCCGCATCCTTTTTTTCGTAGATCGCTTGCGCAATGTCCGTTCCTTCGCCTCCGGCTACGCAAACCGCGATGCTGTGACCGGGAACAGTAACGCCGAATTGCTCTTCGGGAACGTTCGTGATGTTTTCCAAAACCGAAACGTCTATCACGCCGTCAACCTGCGCGATAGCTGACTCAATCGCAGAAACTGATCCGTGCGAGTTCAGCGCCACAGATTGCTTCGTTCGATCACGCAAAACGGCATCCGATTCTTCATCACGACCCGTCACGCCAGCCACAGGATTAGTCACGCTGTCCCATCCGGGTACTGTCGTAACGATCTTTGTCACCGTCTCCGGCTGTACTTCCAATGGGCCATGCGTAACTGCCGCGAAATTGACGGTCGCTGTTCCTGTGCTTCCAATGGTTACGTTCGTCGTCAAGCAACGATACTGGTTGCCGTTCGTGTCCTGCACCACAGCACCGAAAGGAATAACAGTCCCTTGCAAGCCCGTGCAGGTGCATTGAACAATGGTCGGTTCGCTGACCTTACGCTCAATAAAGTACAAAGAAACGAGCTGATCCAAAAAAGAGCCCGTTGCCTGATCCATGCTGAAAACGTTGGCCAAAAATGCGATTTCCGAATTTTTAGCCTCAATCTCAGCAACGAGCGCATCCACAAGCTGACCCAACGGTTGATCGGGATCGGTGTTTGCAACCTCCGCGCTTCCACTTGCTTGAAATGCCGCCTGAAACTTGGCAGCGATGTCGGCGCGGATGTCGGACGTTTTTGGGATTGTGATCCCTGTTGAACTAAATTCGAGCTGAGACATTCTCTCCCTCTTCCGTCACGATTTGAACACCTCCCGTGACGATTCTGCTTTCAGAGTCCAAACCGTCAATCGTCACGGATTTCACTTCTGCAACGCCCTGTACGGCTAATGCCGTTTCCATAATGCGCGATGCAATCAAGGTTCTCTGAAACTTTTTGGCAAGCGCGTCATTGAACCAAGCAATGCCGTAGCTTTGGTAGAAATAACAGCCGCCTTGGAAGCACCGACAGGCACACGCTACGTTTTGCGCAATCCCTGCCGCACCCGAAAGCATCTTCAGACTTCCATCAGAACCAAGCTGTAAATCCCAATCCGCCGTCAGTTCCGGCGTGATGCTGTTGATAGGTGTCATTGAAAAATCCTCTATTGCGGTGCGCTTGTCGTGTCGCCACCTCCGGTGACTCCGCCATGAACGTGGCTCTCAAGACTGATGTCTCCGGCCACAACGTCGCCCGTTGTTTTTAGCGTTCCCGTGATTGTTGCTGTTGCGCCGGAGCCGCTTCCGCTTAACGCCAAGCCGCCCGTGCCGGTAATCAAACCGTTCACGATCAAGTTGCCGTTGATCGTTGTGGTCGGAGCCGTCACTTTCACTGACTCTGTCGCATTGATCTCTGCCGTTTCGCAATTTCCTTCAATTTGCGGCGCGTTTATGGAGACGCGGTTCGGAGCGGTCAAGGTGATTTCGCCACTTTGCTCAATGTGAACAAACGTTTGAGGCGCTTGCCCCCAAAAGCCACCGATGTAAAAGCCATCGCTCATATCGAAACAGCGATAAGAGCCAGGCACTACAGGTTCATTTCCACCGGAAAGATTCGACGTGTCTTGCTGTGCGAAGATCGCAAGTCCAATATCTCCCGGCACAGGATCACAAATCACTGCCGCCGTGCCGTGCTGCAACCGGAAATACGGCAAGCGCGGAATCGACACCGGATCTAGCAAATTGCCATCGGCATCCGTTTGCCCGACCAACGGAGTGGCAGAAACGTACAGCGCACCTGAACCTTCACCACCGCGCTGGACGCTGTCCACCCGAACAGGAATTGCGGTCGATACCGTCTGCTTCACTATCTGCTTGATCAGAAAAACGGTGCGGTTGTACTCCGTTGCGATGTCGGAAATACGCGCATTCATTTTTCTTTGGTTAGTTTCAGCCATCAAGCACTCTCCATCCACGTTCCTGAAATCGTTGAAGTCCACGGGCCACCGCTTGGCAGATTTGCAGAAAGATCGTGATCCACGCTGTAAATCTTCCAAACGCCGGACGCTCGCGGCAGACTGCTTTCGATGCGGCAGTAACCTGCCACCATCAGATCCGGCCTGAAGAAGCACGAGCATCGAATCCCCATGCTGTCGAAAGACGGATAGCCGATCTGTCCCGTTTGAGGATTGATGGCTGTCACCGTGAGAAGTTGACCTCGCGTACCATCGCGTGGAACAAGAATCACCTCTTTGTCGTCAAAGATTAGATCCGCGCCGATGGTGTCGGAAACCCACTGCATCTTGGAAATCGGGTCTCCATTAATCGTGCAGTTCGACAGGCTTGTCGAAATGCCCTCATTGCGGAACGTCAGCCCCGCTTCGGAGGCGAGCGACTCCATCAAGTCCTCAACGGCCTGACTGCCTGAAATGGAGACAGGACTTTGAGGCAACAGCTTCGGATATGCCGCAGTGATTGCCTCGATGTTCAGAACAGGGCTTGGTGCGGCATTGAAATCAGGAGCAGAGTTTGTGATCTCGCCTTCAAAGCAAATCGACATTCCGCTTTCAGAGTCGCCCGCCATGATTTGAATCCGGTTCGGACGCAATGAAAGACCATCAAAACTCAAAAGCGTTAGCTGTGCGAGCTTGGCTTCGGAAAGACCAAAGATTTGGACGTTTGCCCTCGGAAGCTCCGGAGCTCCTTGCTTTTGGATATGGACAGTTGTTGCAAACCCCGGAAAGCTCATTTGCTCCCCATCAAGAAGGATCGTCACAACGAGCTGCTTTTCCGTAAAACTCAAGCTCATTCCGTTGCCTCAAAAGCCAAAACCCACCTACCGCCAAAGCCTTGATATTGCGGATCGTCATCGCCTTGCGTATCCACCCAAATCACCTTCATATTGACGGCAGACGAAGGCCACGGCGTAATGCTTCCGTTTGCCACGGCACGCACGCTTGATGCAATCAGTTCGCCGTCCACTGTTGTGGTCGTGTAAACGCTGCCTCCAAGCTGTCGAACCTCAATCTGAAACGCCTGATCGTTGACAACGACAGAAACAACCTGATTCGGAATTTGGCTCAAAGGAATTGTCATTACCGTCACGGTCAGCCTCCAAGTATGGGAGCAAGTGCATCAAGATTTGAAGAGCGTTCCGCTTGGACTCGCCCAGAGTTCACAGGATCGGCTCCCGTGGGGTTCTTCGGCGACCAAGCAAGCTGCTGACTGACAACCTGCACGACGCGAATCTGTACAAAAGTAAGCTCGACAGTCAACAGGGTCGCTCCTGATTGGCTTGTGCGTGTCTGACCAATGCTTTCAAGAGAAAGATTTTCGCTGACCTCCGAAGGCGAAATCAGCTTGCAAAGAAAATCCGTTCCCGTGCCGCCTTTGAACTGCTTCAGCCGAGTAAGCGATGCGCGTTGCTTTGTCGGATCTGAACCAAGCGACAAAACAACTCGCACGTTATCCGGTTGCTGCACCTTGTTGAATGCGGCAAGCTGCCCGTTTTCAATCGGCTCCGTCAAAACCTGCGATGTCGAGGAGTTGGAAACTTCCAAAATCCCCTCGTAATCACAGATCTTTTGATCATCCGCGCCCAACAGCCCCCAAGCGCCGTAATCGTTCTGCGTTTGTGTTGCCATCGAAAGACCCTCACTTCAAACGAACGCCGTTCATCGATTGATAAAAGGCATTGTTCGATCTTTGCGCCCCTTGGTATGCGTATTGCCCAACCGTGCGAGCAATCATCCCCGGATCGTCTCGGGTTTGAATGTTGTTCGTCATGTAAAGGTTGGAGGAACTTGTGATCGACGGCGGCGCATACTTGGACTGGGCCACTACAACGGTTTGTTGCGTTGCAGTGCTTGTTTGCTTTCCATCTCCTGTGTCGTCGCCAAATCCAAAAAACGACTTGACTCCGCCCCAAGCATCCTTAAGCGGCCCCAGAAACTTGTCCTTGAAAATGTCGAACCAACTAGAGAAGAACCCGGCCACGACATCAGTCGCGCTTCCGAAAGCCTCCACCAATCTGTCAGGGATGCCGGAAAACCACTCTGCGACGTCCTTCCCCAGCGCCTTGCAATCGGCACTCAACTCATCAAGCCACGCTTTTGCCTTCTCATCAAGCTCACCAAACCAAGAGATTGCAGACTTCACTGCGTCAACAATCGCCACGATCCCAACGACAACGCCTGAAATCAGGACTGCAATGCCGCCGAGCACATTGGCAAGGACCTTAAAGGCAACGGCAAGAACGTCGCCCGCCCATGGCTTAATTGCTTCCCACGCTTGTGAGAATGCTTCGCCAACATCTCTAATCGACGCCCTAAGCTCTTCGATCGTTTCTGACGAAATTCCGATCTTCTTGAGTACAGCCTCAATCGCGCTCTCGCCACCGTTGGCAAAAACCGCCAAGTCATCCAAGGACAATGCAACAGCAGCCACACCCGCGGCCAAGAGCGCCACAGGCTTAATGGCGACAGCCATTGCCGCACCGAATCCACGCAATGCAGCAGTAACGCCGCCAATAGCTCGAATCGTTTTGACTGCAACCACCGCCGACAGCACTCCGCCGACAATCGTAAACAGGCGAATGTGCTCACGAACAAAGCCAACTGCACTCGCAATCACGTTCATTGCTTGCGTAAAGGCCGGCACTACAAGGCGCAAAAACACGTTCCCAGCGTCCTGCGCCGCAACCTTGAAATCAAGCCAGGCTGTTTTAAAGGCCTGTGCATTCTTAGCATCTTGCGTCGTGAATGCAGTCTTTCTGTACTTTTCGACAAGTTCGTCGGCGTACTTTTGCCCCCTCAGAAATACCGGGATTGCATCAAGCGCCACGCCCTGTGCTTCTAGGAAGCGCTGAGCCTGAAGTCGACTCATGCCCTCGATCTTTTCGCCCAGGCGGAGAAATTCCGTTGCAGGGCGTCCCGTCTTTCGATAGAACGACTCAAGAGAGCCTTGAAGAGCTTCTGCCGTACCCCCTGCGGACTCGTTTGCCTTGCTCCAAGCGTCAATAGTCTCGACGCTCATACCGATTTTGCGGCTCAAGTCATTGAGTCCCTTGCCTTGTCCGACGTAGTTGTCAAACAGCTTTGCGGCAGCAATAGCACCTGTTAAAGACCCGGCCACGCCCATGATTTTCGAGCGAATGGACGAAAGGATCGGAGGAAGTTTGCCAAAGCTCTTTTCGGCTTCTGACGCGGCATCTTTGGACTTGGTGCCGACCGTCTTAACCGCATCTCCCGTTTCTTTGGCCGCGGCAACGGCTTCCCCGCCTTCGGTGCTCACGGCACCGGCAGCGGCCCCCATTGCGCCTCGGATTGTTTCGCCGATTTTTTGAACTTTTTGGAGCGCGACCTCAATGCCTTTCAGAAAGTCTTCTGTGTCTAATGACAGGCCAATGACGAGTTCGCTTAATGTTTCTTTAGCCATCTTCTTTCCTCGTCGCAAGCCACTCGTGGTAGTTGCGAAGTCTCAAAATTTCATCAAGCTGCATCGCGTCTTCCAACGAATAGATCGTCTGAAGTTCAGCAAGAGAAGCCATGCCGCTGCTGACCAGTCTCCCAATCAGCGGCGGCACGTTCAGAAAATCAGTCGTTCCTTTTACGCGGCTTGCTGCCAAGTTGTACGCAGCTTGTTCTGGAAAGCGCTCCACTTTCCACCGTCGAAAAAATCAAACGATGCACGGAAAGCGGCTACCCAGAGTAGGAACACCGTTTCCGGAGCAGAGATCTGGCCCCCGACGGTTGCAGGCGTGATGTCAATGGTCGAACCGTCGTCATTCGCACGTGCGCAGCAGCACAAAAGCTCATCCAAAATCGCCTTTGCGTCTTCCGGCTTCAGCGCGGCCGAAGCAATCTTGCCGACAAGGTTTTCCGCGCTCATGGAGCCAAGAGCGGACGAAAGCGCAGGAATACCAAGAAGACAGCCAACCTTGATCATGAAAAAGGAGCCGCGATAAGAATCAAACGGCGTTACGCGAACCTTGATCTGCGTGCCGCCGTCGTCAATCGTGATCGTCTTTACTTCGCGCATCGGTTATCACTCCACGCTTTCGAACACAAAGGTAAACGTCATCGGCTGCAAGGTTTTGCCAATGCCGCTCATCGGCGTTCCGCTTTGCAGGAAGCCGTGGTTGAAGTATTTGGTTTCAGAGGTCGAACGGATAAACACCGTAAGGCCGACCTCATAAGGACGATTACCGGAGCGCTGTGCGCTCATCAGCGTCGTCAGATAAGGAATGCAGGGCGAATTGGGCTCGAACGTGATGTTCACAATCTTCGGAGACGGCGTATAGCCCGCGGACAAATAGCCATCCAAAGACATGCGGGTTTCCACTTCCTGCACAGTGTCTGCAATCAGGCCTTGATCGGAACTGAACTGCTGAAGCGCGAAGCCCTGCGGGAAAAGCTCGTCAACGGTCATCGTCGCCGCTACGTCAGCGGAGGTAATTTCACGACTCATTTTTCTTTACTCACAAAAAAAACGGGGCCGAAGCCCCGCTTGTTGGAACTCAATTGTTTCGGTTTACAGAGCAACCGTGACCGGCATTTCGATCTTCTGGACCGAACCGGCATACGTGTAGTAGAGATTCATCACGGGGCTGCCGCGCTGAGCTCGCACATTCGCCTCCGGATCGTCAACCTGCAAGTAGTAGCCATTCGTGAAAAGCGCATTGCTGATGTCTTCGCCGACTTCCTGCGTAATCTGAGCCTTCTGAGCTTCAGACAGCGCAAGGCCGGAGTCAATCACGCCGACCGTCTTGGCAGAGCGGATCGGATCAGCAATCCATGCTTTGATCGTCGTATAGCCCTTGGCGTTGTAAGGAACTCGGTTAACAACATTAAAGCCGTCCATGCAGGCACGCTGAATCTTCGATCGCAGCCAGATCATGCCGATCAGCGTGTCGAAAAAGCCGTACATGGAACTAGAGGTTGCGCCCCGATTGAAGAAGCTGAACTCAGCGTTTCGGGTTGCAAACTGTCCGACGTAGCTCACGCTCAAATCATCAAGCGCTGCCGCAATGCTTTCCTCAGTCACCGACGCGGGAACACCGGATGCAGACTTGCCGAACAGCACCTTCATGCCCTGTTCCTGATCCCACTTGATGGTTGCAGGATAAGAGAGCACCGCCGCCGCGGCTGCGTTCGAAAGCGTATAGACCATCACGGCGCAGTTGTACTTCGTCTTCAATGCGGCGGCAATCGTCGAGGACTGCGTCAACGGATTCGTCATCTTCGAGTCGCTGGACCAGAAGAGGTATACGTAATCGTCGCTAATGTCAGCCCAGGCCGCGTATGCCTCAGCAACATCCTGCTCCGTCACTTCTGCAATAGTCGTGAACTGCGACCAATTGGCAGTGACAGAAACAATTGCATTCAGGTTCTGCTCGGGAGTCATGGCAGCCACGCCCTGCGAAAGCACGGCACCAGCCGTCTGCGTAAGTCCAAGCATCGCGGAAAGATCGGTGCCGCCAGAGCCAGTCGTGGCATAGCCAACCGTGGCTTTAGCACCAGCGTCATCCGTCGTAAAGACAAAGGCATTAAGATCGCTGTTGTATGCGCCGGTCGTTCCGGTCATCTTCGCGGCAACAGTCGTTGCAACGTCGCTGAAAGAGTTTGCCTGAGACAGATCAATGCCGGTCGCCTCTACCGGCGAGCCGTTAATATTGATCGTCAGAGTGCCGTCACTGACTGCCTTGAGCTCTTCGAGCGTCGCAGTAATGGGAGCGGAACGAATCCAGGCGGCAAGATCCTCCTGCATGATCAGGCCGACGATCAGACCTTTCGGAGCCGTCTGCTGATTATTCAGCCCCGAAAAATACTGCTGTGCAAAAGCGGCCTCGGCAGAAGAGGCACCAAAGACTTCCGCGACGGCGGCGGCAGAGACAAACGACATGGCAGGCGTGCCGCTCGGCAGCAAGTAAGTGCTCGTCAGAACCATGCCGTTGGTTTCAAGGTCGGAACTTCCGCCGGTAATGGTTCGCGGCGTGAGGCTGACCAGGTAGCTGCTAGGAATTGACATTCAAAATCTCCAAAAAAAAGCCGCCTCACACGGGCGGGAATTTCACGTCTACGTTCACGACATTCACCGTTGTAGACGTAAAGTAATCAAACTGGACTTGAACCTGTTTCCAGAATCCAAGATGAAGCTCCAGGCTCCATCGGGCGACATGTTTCTTCGAGTCCACAATAAGACTCAGGTTCCGGACGTTTTCGGCAAACAAGCAGTCAATGTATAGCGGCTTGAAAAAGTTGACTCCGGCCTCGCTCCTGGCAATCAGCTCGAATGTTTGAGCCATCTGCTGCGCGTAAACCATCGACTGCGAAAAACAGTCAATCTGCCAAACTGTTTCGACATACTCGCTGTAGTTCACCGCATCGAGCGGTGCCTTTTGCCACTCTTCGACGTTCGTCCCTCGTCGCCCCATAAACAGAGGCGTGTAGATACAAAAATCCCCGCCGTCGGCAGGGAGACTTTGATCGTTCGCGTTTCCTGGTATGACGTGCAGCCCGTCGTCAGTGAGCGCAGGCGTAGAGAAGGCCAAAAGAAACTGCTCGACACCTGCAAAAAGCCGCGCTTGCGTTAAATCAACCACCGCCGACATTGCCGCCCTCCTCTACGATATTTAGCGTCGGGGGAGTCGTCTGCAAAATCACTTGCAATGACACCCATCCGGACTCTGTAAAGTCCTCGACGACAGCATCGACGTACCAATAGTTTCCGTTTGCATCTAGGACATAATCGCCGGTCCTAGACAGAGGCCTCCACGTACCCCAAGGACGGTCCCCGGGGGCAGACGTCGAATAGAGATACAGCTTGCGCACCGTCTCGGAAAAAGAAACGCGCTCCGTCTGCACAATCTCATCAGACTTGATGCTTTGCACCTGCCCACTTACAGAAACCCCCGCCGCCACATTCGGCACGTTTTGCATGGTTGCTGGATCTCGCGAGAAGGTTCCAAGGGATCGGTAAAGCGTCAACGTCTGATCCGCATTGTTGAACGTCACTGCAGCGCGAACGATGTGATGAAGGTTCAGGCTCATTTTCAGTAAACGGCATCTTCACCGGCCTCGTAAGGGATTTCTTTAATTGGCACATTCGCCTCTATGCGAGGAGCCGTGTCAAACACCTCACAAAAAACAGCAACGGCCATCTCTGCCGTGTCCCTCTCCGGGTAATACGTCCCACCAACGGCAACACCCTCCAAAGACTTTTGAAGAACCATCAAGTCGAACGTTTTCTCACCGGTTGGCACAAAACCAAAATCCGAGTTCCATTCGGCGGAAATCTCTTTTCCGCTAGAAACACCATAAGCATTTACTTTGGTTGTCATGTCAGCGCCACCACTCCAAGAATGAACTTCGCATAATCAGGATCTTTTAAAAGCTTATGAGGCTCCGTGTACAACATCTCCAAACCCATAGAGACAAGTTCGTAAGCGCTTCCGCCGTAGTCCTTACCCATGTAGAGGTTTAAAAAATTGTCCTTTCGAGTTTTCTCTTTCGTGGAATATGAGCTGTTGCCGGTCAGCTTTCTCAAGGAGGCGAGTTTCTCATTGACCGTTCTGCGTTTGTAAAACTCTTTTTCCAGCCTTCTCACAAGCGGGTTGGTTACTTCAAGTCTATGCCCCAACTCATGAAGAGCACACCGCAAGGCTTCGCTGCCAGACCCCGAAATCGCAACCGTATCTGATCCACTTATTCCATCAAGGAAATAACCACGCTGAACACGCTTTGTGACAACCTTTCCTCGATTTAAAAACGCCTCTGCCCATTCTTTTGGGAAACATCTTTGCGCAGCAATCAACGTCTTATTAACGTCTGTACTGCGACCATCAGCGAACCCCTCAATCATTCGCTCGTCAGGCAAATCGTTGATTGGGCGAATAGTTGCAATGTAGTCAGTTACTGCTTTTGCCGATTCGGAGCGCACAGAGTCAATGCGGCTCCTGATTTCCTTTTCCTTTTCCAAAAGAGCAGAAACCCTCTTTTTGGCCTCTAATCTTGCTTCAGTCGGCGTGTCGAAGTGAATCGAGGAATATGCATCGTTTCGCTCTTGCACGGTGGAATCGAGCTCGGATTGAATCGAGTTTAGCTTGCTCAAAATTGGCAGCTTCGTTAAACCGTCAAGCGCAAGCGTTCCTGCCTCTTGCGCGGCATCTTCCGTAATGTTTCCCTTGTGCTTGTCAAAAACCTGGCTTGTCTTTTTTCCAAGCTCACTACTCGAAAAATTGCGTTTTTCGTTTAGCTTTCTGATTGACAAAGTTTCGCGCTCTTCCTGTTCTTTTTGCTTCTTTTCATCTTTCAAACCTTCTTTCAAATCGCGAGCAACTATCAGAATGTTTCTTGCAAGATGAACACGGTTGTTGTAAGCCGCTTCTTCCGCCTCTTCCCGTGTTGATCCGTATTTCTTCTGATCTTTGTCGGCTTCTTTGTTTAGATCATATTTTTCCAACTTCTTTACGGAAGAGAGAAACCGTTCATATTTTTTTATGTTTTTGCCTTCTTTGTCGAACTCTGCATTTCTAAGTTCACCGATTAGCTGCGCGAGCTCCGCATCCTCTTTAGGTGCCTTTTCTAGTTGATTCTGAGCCTGCTTGAGGTCTTTTTCCAGCCACTCTTTGACTCTCTGGGCGTCAATTTCGGCAAGCCTTGGAGAGTCTCCTTTGGCTATATATTCCTGCTTCTTCTTTTCCAAATCAAAGGACTCGAGTGTGGCCTTTCGCAAATTCACCAATCGCTGGGCATTGTCCACAAAATACGGCTTTGCCGCAACGGAGTTTGCCTTCTGTTGTTCCTTCGCCTTTCTTTCTGCCTCGATTTGTTCCCGATTTTTGTAAAACTCAATTGCCTGTTGCGCCATGTGCTGCTCTTTCTTCCCGCGCTTTGGAACAGCCGAAATGTGACGTCCATTAAACTTTCCGCCCATGCCGCCAAGGATTTCTCCCGTTGATCCCTCGATCAAAACGGGCTGCCCCTTTGCCTTGTCTCCGCCCTTCGTCATCCCCTTGCCGTTAGGATGAACTGTAATCCACTTCGCCTCATCCTGAGCAAGCATCCCAAGACGGTGTTTCCGTCCAAAGGAAAAAGCCATGCCCGCGCGGAAGGCCGCACCCAAACGTTTTGCGTCCATCATTTGATTTCGTACCCAATAGATTGCAATAAAGTTCCTGACAGTAACAGAGCCTGTTCACGCCCTGCGCCTGAATCGGACTCAAAGTTCCGGGAGTTTCCTTTGGCCGTCGTTCCATGCATAGCCCTGTAAAGCTCAAGAGTGACAGGGCTTCTTGCCGGAAACTTTTCCTTATCCGTGCCGTTGTTCTTGATCGTTTCTTGAACGTCAACCTGAGCTTGCCTGGCCGCAATCTCCATGATTTGCGGCAGAGCCTTGATCCCGGCAGTTGAAATGCCCTCTGAAATCAAGTCTCGCCACTCTTCCTTCTTGGCGGCAGCGGTTCCTCTCAGAAACGGACGCGGAGGGCTGCTCAGCGTGTTTCCCGGCTTGAACGGCGCATTATCAAAGCCTTGAGTCTTGACGTCATAACCAAGTACTCCGCTCAGAAAAGCAGACTGCTTTCGAGTCACCTGCTGCACCCATCCGAACTCGTTGTATGCCGCATAGGTCGCGACCTCCGGATCGTCGATGATTCCAACCTTGAACGATGTTTTCGATTCGGCAGGTTTGGCCATTTCGCCCAACTTCCGAAGTGCCTCAGCGTTTTTTACTGAAATCTTGACCTTCGGCGGCATTTCATCAACCCCAAGGATGGTAGTTCGAACCGCGATAGAAGCGGCAGGCAACGCGGTATCGCTGGGTCAGAATCCAGAACAGTGCTCCACACTTGGTCTGATTCCACCACTGACCGGACTCGGACTTGATTTGGATATTGTCAAAAGACGTTGAGACGCTTCCCTGAGAGGCCGAAGCAATGCGCCCAGGCTGAGGCATCCCATTGATCGATAGCGTGGCCAAGTGGCACAAAGCCGCATCCAAAATCGCTACGTTTTGCGGCGACGGGTAGACAAAGTTGCCATCCCCGTCACCAAGCATCGTTTTCACGACCCCCCACAGGAACTCAAGAGCTTCATCGGAAATGACCTCTTCAGTCAGCCCTTGGTGGGCGTTTCGAAAAGTCTCAAAATCAATTTCGTAGGGGGTCATGCTTCTGCCTTCGTGTTCTTACTGCTTAGTGGTTTCGACGCCGACGGCCGACGGATCAATCGGCTCCAAGCCGTGGCGCATCTGTGCGATTTCCGATGCCGCAGACTTGAATCCGCGCTTGTCACCTACGGGGTAAATACAAGGCATGCGACCGTTCTTCCCCGTAAAGGCGACCTCTTTGCCGTGGATCGCCAGAATTGCCTCCCAGTCGGACTTTGGAAGGTTTACGCAGATCGCGTTGCCGGGAAGGGCCAGAACACCCGAGGTCTTGCCCTTGAGGTCGGAATTTACGCCGGGGAAAACAATTGTCTTCGTTGCGCCGTTTCCTGCGGGAATATCGTCGAATTTCAAGCCAAACGGCAGAGAACAAGCAATTGCAATCATGCCGTTGTCGTTTTCGGTCTTTGTCGTGTCTTCGAGAGTGCTGCCGATAACCTCGGCAGTCTGAGAGGTCTTCTTGGTGCGGGCCATTTTTTAACCTATTGGAAAGAGTTTTTGCGCAAAGGGGACGAGGCCAAACGCCCCGCCCCCTACGCCACACACAGCGCCTAAGCGCATTCGGGTCTGTGCGTCGATCACACCCCGGTCATGGTTGCCACCAGGTTCGGGCGTCGAATCACGCAACCCCAGGTGGCGCCAATGGCCTTCTGAACGAAGCTCGTCGAGTAGGTCTCGACGTTGCCAAAGCGCATCTTCTCGGAGAAGGCGTTTTCGGCCGTCGGTTCGCCGAGGAGCTCGGGCACGGTCAGATAAAGCATCGAACCGGCGTCGGTCGAAAGTTCAGGCAGCTGAATAACCTGCATGTTCGGGAAGTTATTCTTGAGCAGATCAAGAACCGTCAGGCCGAACGAGTTGGGCATCAAAAGATAGCTGTATCGGTCAGAGGCCACAGCCAAAACCATCGGCGTCGTCTGATCGACATTGCCGGCGTTGTTCGATAGGAGCGAGTTCACCAGCTTGGCAATGTCGTTGAAAAGCACGTTCGAGACCGTGGCGGCATTGCCCTGATCGGCGACCTTGTCGGCCCACGTCGTCTTCGAATTGACGCTGATCGGCGTTTCGGACGCATTCAGGTTCGGATCGTTGAGCGCACCGTAGACCTGCTTGCCGGCCACGCCGTACAGGTAAAAGCGATTGTGCGCGCGCGCGAGAATCTGCGCGGCGGCACGCTGCTTGGAGCCCGCGTAATCGAGCTTGGCGCGGCCAGCGGTTTCCTGCTCGCGAATGCCGTATTTGAGCAACGTCTGGAAAATGAAGTTTTCACGCGTCGGGAAGTTGTAATTCACGCTCGAAGAAACGTTATTCGTGAAGTCCGAATAGGGCGTCACGTCACCGACAATTTCTTCCATCGGGAAGTTCATGTACTGATCCGTCCACGTTCCCTTACGAACTTCGCCGAAAAGGCGCGTGGCATTCTGCACGGCAAAAAGGATCGTCGTGATCGTCGGGTCAAGGTACGTGACGTAGGCCGACGGAACGCCCACATTGGGGACGGTGCTCAAGGCCGCGTCCTGCGCAATCTGCTTGTCGGACAGGCCGCGGTAATTCACAACGATGTTGCCCTTATCGTCGCGCTGATAGGGCATCAGGCCGACGGCGTAAGGGGAGCTGATCCCGCGCTCGGCCAGAAACTGAAGATTATGATCCATTTTTTTTCAATCTCCAAAAAATTAGGGAACGTTGTCACTTGCTGCGGCAGCAACGCTCAGGCCGCGATTCGTGATGATGATCAGATCGCCCTCGGCGGAGGCGGCGGTCTTGACGGTCCAGCCGGTGTCGTTCGCCGCTCCGGCGGTGCCATAGGTCACGGCACCGGTAGACGGATCACACAAAACGGCCTGACCGACCGTGGCGGCACCGGTGGCGGACGCGTAGTAGTCGCCGCGCACGGCAATCGTGACGGCGTGCCCGGCCGGATAGACGGCAGAGCCCGATTCGTCGTAGCTCAAGGTGCCCGAGAAGGTGCGCTCTACGAGACCGAGAACGGCACCCGTCCCCTTGGACGAAGCCATCGGATAGGCGACCGATCCGTTCTGACTGGTGTTGGCCTTCGGAAAGACGAAAGAACCAGCGGCGGCAGTGCCATCAGAGATGTAATTGAAGGGGGTATAAACGGCCGTGTGGACGTTCACTTCCTGCCCCGGCACGCCGGCGGCGGGGTAGAGATTGACTTTCTGCTGCATGTTTTTACCTCTTTAAATCTTGCAATTGATGCCCTTGGCGATGTCGGGCAACTTGCCCGAGTTTTTCAAGGCCGCATCGGCAGCGACCTCGCGGCGGTTGGCAAGCGCCTCACCCTTGAGAACGCCCAGGAACAGCTGTCGGGCGTTGGCCTTGCTGATTCCCTTAACAGAGACACCCTTCTGGCGCAATGCGGCGAGATAGACGTCTTCGGCGCTATCGAAAGCGGCGGGGCGCACCTTGCCGAGAACCATTGCGCAGTCTTCGGCAGCCTTGCGAATGTTGGCCTCCTTTTCAAGGGCCGCTACGCGCTGTTTCAGGCCTTCACCGTCCTCTTCCTCAGCACGCTTTTCGCCTTCGCTTTCGTGTTCGCGATCAAGCTTTTCGGGCTCCTGCTTTTCCTTGCGTTCGCCATACTTCACGCCTTCGGCGAAAGCACGCTGAAACTCAGGAGATTCAGAGTCATAGCCACAGGCCTTCAATGCGTCACGGGCCACGTCATCGAGCATGTCATCATCGTCTTCGTCGTCAACGTCGTCGATGTCTTTGACTTCGCCCTTTTCCTCTTCGCCTTCGTCTTCGGCAGCCTTTTCTTCGCCCTTGCCTTCGACAAGCGCAGCCAGAGAATCAGAAAGATGTTTGATCTGCTCTTCGCTTGCGCCGAGCTTGGAGAACATGCCGGTAATTTCGCCAATCTTGGCGTTCTTGTCTTCGTCTTCAGTGATTGCCACGGTTTCCCCCACAGCGTTGGTTTTATGAAGCCCGCGCAGAAGCTGCACGAGCGATTCAATTGCGCCAGCGATGTCCACTTCGGCCTTTTCGACCTCAGCCTCTCCTGCGGCGTCTTTCGCCCCGGTCGGGGGCAGTTTGTCTTCCATGTCCATAGAGTGTTTCTCCTTCAATGCATGGTCCTCGACCACGCAGGTATCGCCTGCGCGTCCCTCTTCTACGAGCGCGAGGTGCTGCCCCCGAATGTTTCGCATCGTGAAGTCGTACTTTTGGCCTTTGTATTCGCCCGGAGAATCAAAGTCCGGGGCGTAGCGATAGGCCAAAGACAGCTGACGCATGCTACCGTCGCGAATGCGCTGGCATGCGTTTTCGTTCTGAATGTGCAGCGAGTTCGATAAAAAAGTCCCATCGAACGCCGCGTTGTCTCCCGTGCTGCCGACTCGCGTGTCCATAGCCGGAGCGTCCGGGTAGTCAAGATGATGGTTAAGCTGAATCGGGATTCCGATCACGCTCTTGATCGTTTCGGGATCTCTCAGCTCTTCAGGAGGTCGAAAGCCGTAGTACACCTTCGTCGGCAAAAGTCCGCGCTGCTCCCAACCGGGAATTTCGTTTCCGCGGTAAGGGGCAACCTGCACGCGAGTCAAGTTGGACTTGTCCACGTGCATTCGACCGTCTTGGTCGTGCCAACGAAAGGTCACGGCGTTGTCGTATGCAAAAGCCGTCATGATTTTTGCTTTATGAGTTGAGAAAAATTGATTGCAGGGCGATAGATGCAGCGACAAAACGGCTCCTGCCCGCACTGGATGTACCTCCCAACCGCTGGGTCATACATTCCTTTCTTCAGGTCAAAACGTTTGCCGTTCATCGCCTTGTGCGACTCGCGTGAAGAAAACTGGCCGGGGACGTGAATCCACACGCCCTCCATCACGCCAAGCTCCTCGTCATTGGCACGCAAGATGCCGTTCGTAATCTTGTTTGTCTGGTCAATCGCAACTCGCTTTGCCCGGTCAGCGTCAAACCCACGCGTAACGAGCAGGATTCGTCTCATGCTCGTGACGTTCTTTCCATCAAGCAGTGCGCCGACAATGACGTCTTGCAGTCGTTGTACGTCATTAACCGCCATCTTGGTGATCAAGTTGGTGCTCCACTCGATAACCTTTGGAAGCTCTTCAGCCGCTTTCCGACCGATCTTCTGGCCGACAATTGGAATGGTCCACTTCTCAGCCATAAAGTCGGGAGGCAAGCCCGCTGCGATGTACGCCCGACGCTGGCTCGCCGTCACGTCAGCAGCAATCGAGCGGGCCAGCCAAATCGCGATTTTCTGCGCCCTCGGAGTGGCTTTGTTGAGCCACTTTCCCAAATTGCGGGCAATAAACGCATCCACGTTCTGCTTGAAAAAAACAGGGTCTTTACTCCTTTCGGCAAGCACCTTTTTGGAAATTTCGCGGAGCTGCCGCTTGTCACTCATCAGAGTTGGATTTGTCAGACTTCGGTCTTGTGCAAGCATGCCCTCGCTTGCAATGTGAAAAAGCACGTCGTCTGCGACCTCATCAGAGAATGCAGACACAAACGCGAGCAACTTCTTTGCAAACCTTGCCCGAATGCCGGCATTGGCCTCAATCGCTCTGGCGGTTTTCAGCTTCTTCGCCATTGCCGGGCTCCTTATCCTTGCCGCTCAAAAGTTGCGAAAGAAAATCTTCCGGCTGTCCGGTATCGGTCATCAGCTCGTCATCCTCTTCCGCGGGGACTTCTTCTTCCAACCACTCAAGACGTGCAGCGCGATCATTGCGCACCGCCTGACGCATTTCTTCTGCGCTGATTGCGTTTCGATCCTTCAGGGCAGAAAGAGCAGCCACGCGAGTGCTGAAGTTCATTGCCTGAGCGGACTCGTTGTCCATGTCGAGCTCGTTCCACTCGAACGTGATGTACGGATCGATCTCGCCCCACAAGGTAAGCTGAATCGCCTCAAGGCAACGCTGCACGGCAGGGCGATACAGCTCCTGCTGCGAACGAATGTGGTCGTTGTAGTTGCGCAAATCACTTTCGCCAGTGGCGTTGAATCCGCTCGGACTGATGCCGAAAAGTTTGACGGCCGGAGTGCGGTTGATAGCCGCAATCATCTCCTGCGCCTGCTTGACGATCTCGGTTGTGCCGCTGATCGTCAAAGAAACGTTTTCCACCTGATCCGTGTCTTTATTTGCCACAAAGACCGAGTTGTTGGTGCGGTAGTGCTGAAGCACCTCCATGATCTGATCGAGTTCGGCAACGCCATTGGGCGACGACATGCGGTCCTGCATGTTCGTGTAGTAGATCAACAGCGAAAGCTTCTTAATCAGCTCTTGCGAAGCGACGCGGCACTCGTTCCAGTGCAGCACGTAATCCCACAAGATTTGCGCCTGTGGGATTCCGAGGAAGTTGTACATGGGCTTGAGCATCACCGGCGGCTCATTGGCGTACATCGTCAGCATGCGCGATGCGTGTACTCGCTTACCCAACACCATCCACTCGCGCGGTCGCATGAAGTCTTCGCGCAGCGGGTCATAGCTGTTGTACGCGGACGGCGAAACGTTGATCGGATCAACAACCACAAAGCTCAAGTGCGCACCCTGCTTGAGCTCAGCAGAGTGGCGATTGAGCACAAGCGGCAAAGACAAATCAATGTCGCCTTTTGTGTCTTCATTCGGTTCTGTCTTGATGAACACGAATGCGCCGCCCATAAAACCAACCTTGGCAATGGCGCGGTTGAACACGCTTTGCAATGCATATTCGCGGTCTTGAACGGTCTGAAGCTTTTCAAGCTTTGCGGGATCTGTATCTTCGCCGCCCTTGATTTTGATCCAGGCGCGTGTCACATCGTCGGCCACGGTCTTGATGCAGTTGCGGATCATGCCGTTTTGGGCTATCTGCTGCAGCGCACCGTAGCCAACGAAGGATGTGTAGGGAAACTGCCCCATGTCGGCAGCGTGATCCGTCAGCGTGTCAAATACGCCGTCCATCGCGACGGTGTCCAGAAACGCGGCATCCATCGCCTCTCGAGCCTCTTTTGCCGCCTTGTCAACACCAAATCCGAGAGTGTCTGGAAGTCGACAGGCCTTCTTGAGATTCTGAACTTCCTTTCGAGCCTTTTCAGCGCGCACAGTGGCCGCAGCGTTTTCAATTGCCGCGCTCTGAGAAACAGAAAAGGCCACCTTTTCGGCAGCCTTCTTTTTTGACTTCTTCATAGTAACTACCATCGTGCGCCTGCTCGCAGCATGGCGCGGTTTGCAGGATGGATCTTCCATCCGGTGTTCTTGTGCAAATCAGACAGAGCCTGCGTCAGAGCGTCAACCTGATCGTCGTGAGCCCCGGCAGGAAAACTCAAAAGCTCGGGGATTAGGTCACGTTTGACCCACTCAAACGTGTCTGGCGGCGGGAAAAACACGTTGCCCGCCTCCATGAGCGTCGTGATGCTCGCTGCGCGCGCCTCCTTGCTTTCTTTTGGCGTAATCGGCACGATGCCCGGAATGCTTTCTTTCAAAGAGCTGATAATCGCGGGTCCATTGGCCTTGTCCTCGACCAGCCGTCGCATAGCCTTGGGCCACTTCTCGCAAAGCGCGATAAAGGCCTTCTTGGTCTGCACGAAGTCCATGCGCGCGCGCACCTGATCGAGCAAGTAGAAATTCGCGCCCTTGCGGCCCCAAACCTGCCCAACGACAAAGTCGGACGTCGCCGTTTGCTTAAAGGTCATGTCCCACGACGCGCACATGGAGTCGAAGTGCGCAGGCAGCTCTTCGGGCGTCCAGAGCTTCAGCCAGTCAGCCTTAAAGAGTCCGCCACCGTCCGGCACGGGGTGCTGCTGGTACAGCGCAGCCCAAACGCGTTCGCCGACGCTCTTGCGAATTCGAGCCAAAGCCGCCTCGTCAAAACGCTCGGGGTGCAGGGCCTGACCCACCTTTCGGTGCGGCTCATCGACCTCGGCGATTGCCGGGTAATTAACGACCGTCCAGTCCTCGCCGGCACCCTCGTTTTCAGCCTGAAGCAAACGTCCGATCAGGTCGTCGGAATGCCAACGGGTCGCCATGACGATAAGCCCGCCGCCCGGAGCAAGACGCGTATAAGCCGTTGACGTGTACCAATCCCAAACGCTGTCGCGCACGCGCTCGCTTAGCGCGTCCTGCATGTTGCTGACCGGATCGTCGATCACAAGGCAATCGGCACCGCGCCCCGTCAAGGATCCTCCGACACCAACCGAATAGTACGAGCCCTTGTGAGCAATGATTTCGAAGCGGTCGGCCTGCCTGACACGCCCGTCCGACGGCACGCCTTTGGCGGGAATCGCGACCCCGGGGAAAACGGCCTTAAAAGCCTCGTCGTCCATAATGCGCTGCACGTCTTTTGCAAAAGAACCCGCAAGGTCCGAGCTGTACGACGTGCCGATGAAGGACAGGTCTGGATAGCGACCGAGCAGGTACGCAGGAAAGCGCCGCGAGACGAGCTCACTTTTTCCACTACGGGGCGGCATGCAGATGATCAGCCGCGGCGATTTCTTTTCGACCACGTCCTTCAAGAACTTATCCAGAGCCGTGCAAATCTCGGCATGCACCCACCCGAGCGAGTAGCGCGGATAGGTGTAAGTGACGAACGGGGCCAGCCCAACCGCTGCGGCTCGACGCTTGAGCTCACGCTTTGCGGCGGCAATCAGTGCTTTGGTCGGCTTATCCATAGTCTCGAATCGATTTCAAAACGGCCAATGGCGCGCGGCAACGCTCAGAAAATAGCTGGATATGGCCACAGAGGCCGCGATTACCTGTAAAATTCTCAACATCGGTTCACTAAGGTCTGTTGGTGAATGCGAAGAAAGCCGCCCGGGGTGCTGACCCGTGCGGCTTTCGCTTTTTTGGGTTTATCTTTTTTACGCCACGATACGAACCCGGAACGGAACAAAGTTGAAAAGTTCCGAGTCTCTCGCTATATTGGTGGCAAGGAGGGACTGCGAAGAGTCCTCTCCACTAGAGGGCTTCGAAGAGATCCCCCCCTGTTTGAGAGGGTAGGACAATTCGGAGCCCTCTTTTCTTACCCTCTGGACATAAGGTTTTGCTCTCGGGTTTCTGCCTGGTCTCATTAGGGCAACATCGACCTGAACGGTAGTCGGCTTTCCGTCAATGGTGACGGTCTTGCGGAAGTAGGCAAATCTTTCAATCCCCTTCTTTAGGTGCTGCTCCTTTGTGGTTGTCACAACACCAAAAAAGGCCCCCGTTTCCATCACGTCGAACATATAAGGCAAGGACTTTTCACCACTGTCATTCAACTTCGAACACATCTCATCGATTGACGCACTGGTGAATGTAGCTACGATCGGAGAGCCCTGATATTCGCCATTGCATACAACGCTGGACTTTCCAGTAAGCTCAAGCAGGTGGCGGATGTACAAATTCGCTATCTTCTGCTGTTTCGCCCCATCCAACGTTTCGCGGTTCTCTCGCCTGAACTGATCGATAGTGGGCAGGTCTTCTGGACGAACATTCCGTTTTGCCCCGACCTTTTCCTTTTTCTCGCCTCGTTCGATCTTCTGCCCTACCCTTCCAGTCAATCGGCCACCAACGACCTTTACGTGCGTACCGGTGACCGTGATCCATTTCTCGCCACTATCGAGAGCGGCTTTCTTGCGCGCGCCAAACTCGAACCCTCGGCGAAAAGCCAATCCGAGCAAAAATCCTTGATCCTTACTCAGAAGCATCGTCGTCCGTCTCAAGTTTGGCGATTTCCATCAACTGATCCAGCGTCATCTCGGCAGCCTGCTCAGCCTCGCTCTTTTTGGCGAATTTGATTTCGTTCGTGATTCGTGCACCCTTTCGACGGGCCACCACCTTCAGCCGCGTCTCTGCACGCAGCCTCGATCTGGCGACATTGTCGAACCTCTTGCGTGAGTGTCCTGCGCCCTTGTCGCTTTCGCTTTCCGACGTCTCTTCGTCGTCACATCGCTCATCGGACGCATCAATGGCCAGATCCTCAATAACCAGATCTCCGAACTCCCGCGCACGCGCGAAGCGTTGTCCGAAAGACTCGTTCTTCGTAGTCCAGCTGTAAACGTGATACGGCTTCAGACCAACATCTCGGCAAATTGACGTGAGCGTTTCTCCGTTGACCAATCGCTGAAGAACCTCCTCGGCAATTTTTTCGTCATAAATCCAAGGCTTTTCGGGCTTGCCTTCGACAATGGTCACAACTTCAGATTTTTTTGCGGCCATAGCAAAAGTCCTACAAAAAAACCCCGACCCGACATAAGGGCCGGGGACGATGACTCTTTGATTTACAGGGGAATCGGGCAACAAAAAAGCCCCGAACTTACGAGGCTTACGTTTCTTTCGGGTGCAAAGAGGCTGGCGAAAGCCAACCTCTTCATCGGACACACCGGCATGACAAATTTTGCGTTTAAAGTAGCACACGACATCGCCGTTGTCAAGCCTCGCCTGCAGACAGGCGCTTAGAAGCCTGATAGGCGATGCGGTTAAAGATCATGTACTTCGCGATTTTCAGAAGCACATCGTAGTCGGACCGATTGATGTGCAGCCGCTTGCAGACCATGCGGCGAGAGGCGTACGGATAGCAGAAGTGCGCGGCCACAACCCACTTGGCGGTGTGGTAACGCAAGGGGCTTTCCGGCAGCGCCCGCCATGCTCGTTCGACAAGGATGGCATCCGCACTGTCGACAGGAGGCATATCGCTGTCGTCCTCGTCTCGTCCACACGGCAGGTCGTTTTCGTCCGGCTTTCCGAAGAGCTTCATCATGCGCCAGAGCAGCGTGCTACCGACTCTACCGTGATCGGCCGCCCACCGCCCCCAATTTCTCAAACGTTCGTCCAAGTCTTCCTCCTCCGCTCGTGTAAGCATCTCGCCTCCTCCGCCTCCTCAAAGCTCGTTGCCGACCAAGCGGCAAAAATCGTCGAAATCCAAAATTGCCACCCATTTTTTCCCGTCGGCACGGGCCGCCACGACAGGCGTCAAGCCCGACTCAAGGCAAGCCGCCTGCGACTGGGCAAGCCACTCATACACATTGCCGATACGCGCCCGGCGCTTGCACTCGATGCGAAATTGCCCGACGGCGATGTCGGTGCCGCCGTCACGGGTTTGAGAAAGGTTCCTGTGCGCGTCGACTCCGAGCGTGTCTCGCAGAATCGCGCACACCTCGCGCTCCCCTGCGGCGCCTTTCGTCCGCTGAGACTTACCCATGCTTGACCTCCTTTTGCGCCTGAGCGCGCCGCATATCGCGGACGGTATCGAGGTATCCGAGCTGAAAACGCGTCCAGAGCTCGGCGCTGCGCCTGTAAAGCGTGCGGTACTTCGTAAGAGAGTGACCCGCGAGAGCGGCCTTGCGTCCCTCGTCGTAGGCGTCTTGTCTTCTGTCAATAGTCACTTTTTCTCCTCACAGCGAGTTTGGGATGCAGGCGAAGGACCAAAGCAAGATCGCGACGCCACCCCGAAAATATCGGCCGAGAGCGGCTTGCGGCGGGACTCACCGGAGAAGCGCTGCGCCACGCACTTTCCCTTTATGCGGTCGACGAGGCGCTCACCGATGACAGGCACCATGCTCCTGGGGGCAAGGTTTGACAGGAAAATGGTCGGGCGGTTTTCCGACAGGCGCGCATCAATGACCTCAAAGAGCAGCGTCTGCTCGTTGGCGGTGCCGGACTGGACGCCAAGCTCGTCGAGCACGAGAAGGTCAAGGTCGACGTACCGGCGAACGGCGGCGTAGACGCTCGTCTCACTGTCCTGGTGGAACTGAGCTCGGATGTATCCGACCATGTCCGGCACTCTCGTGTAGAGCCCGGTCACGCCCTGCGGGATCAACTCTTTGAGGATGGAAATCGCAAGATGGCTTTTGCCTGTGCCGGGGTTGCCGTAGAAGACCAGGCCGTAACCTCCCGCGCGGGCCTTGTCCCAGCCGGCCACAAAGCGCTTGGCAAGATCCAGGGCCTGGCGTAGCTCGTCGGAATCCGCGATGAACGAGTCAAACGTCTTTTGCTTGAAGTCGGCAGGGATGCAGGCTCGGCCCAGTGCAAGCTCAATGCGGCGACGATCAATCTCTGCCTGCTTCTGCGCCTGGACGCGGGCCCTTTCACGGGCAGCCTCCTCATCCCGCAGCCTTGCGCATTCAGGACATTGCCCATTGGAAACGATCTCGCCGTTGAAGAGCACGACGCGTGCCAGATACAGCCCGTGCAGGGAGCAGCAGCGACGCTCATCGAACCATTCCATCCCCTGGACCACCTCACGGTTGAGAATGACCCCAAGCGCCTGCGGCTCGTCCTGAGTCTTTTCACAATGCAATAGATCCATTTAAACCCCCCAGTCTGTGGTGCCGTCGGGCAGCACCGAGTCGGCGTAATAGTCGGCGGAGAAGTGAAAGGCAGGGTCCTTGTGGACCGGTAGCTTGCCACCGCCGTTTTGGCCATTGGCTGCAGAGCGACTGCGCTGCTCACCCTGGCGCTTGATCCAGTTGGCCCACGACTGCGCCCAGCCCTTATCGCTGCGCAGGGTCCCCTGGCCTTTGCCCTGGGTCCAGTAAAACTTGAACTCCATGAAAATCCGATCGGCGTCCAGATCTGGGCGAGTCTGCTTGCACAGGGCCCGCCATTGATCCGGGAGCGCATCGATGTTGAAGGCGTAGGTGACAGGCCGCTTAGCCTTTTTCGGGACCACATCCCCGAAAGGCGAGCGCGATGCCGCAAGTAAGCTAAATTGATTTTTTCGTTGATCTTTTAATTGTTCTTTTATATGTTCTATTCGGGTGCAGTTTCCTGCAGGGGTCCCCTGTAGTTTCCTGCAGGGGTCCCCTGTAACTTCCTGCAGGGGAGTACTGTAGTTTTCTACAGTGGTGCAGGTTTCTACAGGGGTGACAGTTTCTACAGTGGTGCAGGTTTCTACAGGGGTCACGAAAGACTTAATCTTTGCCGCATCGATAAGGAACCGACGTTTTTTTCCCGGCTCCTGAGTAGACGAAATCCACGCACTCTGCTCCAGCTCCTTCACTGCCTGCATTACGGTTCGCGGGTTGAGATGCGTTTTCTTCGAAATTACGGCTGTCGACGGGAAGCACTCTCCAGCGTCATTGGCATGACGACAAAGAACGACAAGGACGGCATGGGTTGACGCGCTCATTACGACGTCCATGTCGATGCAGTCTTGTAGAAGCTGAAATGCCACGATTTCACCTACTTGGCAAGACTTTCAACGAAATCCCAGTCAACCTGTGGCAGAAGAGAACGGCGGGTGACGCGGCCATTGGTCGCCTTTTCCAGTTTGCAGGCGAGTTCCAGCGACACTTTGCGTTCAGGACGACTTATAAGGTTGTACAGGTATTGGCGGGTAATTCCGCAGTTTGCGCATAACGCCTTTTTCTCTATGGCGGTCAGCGATCTGAAGTAATTCGTAGCGGTAGGAAGCATTCGCCACCTCGGTTGTATAACTTGACTACCCCGAATACTACCCTTATCGCACACCATTCGTCAAACTCAGCTACCCTATTACGACAGACTTCGATTGCGCAATAATCTCATCTGGTGTCTAACTCACGAGGTAGCAAGGAGGTTATATGTCCGAAGACGTAGCCGAAATTCGCCGCGCCAATCTGCGCCAGATAGCCGAAAGTGTCGGCGGTCGAGCGGCCTTGGCGCGCAAAACAGGAAAGACGCTTTCTCATATCTGCGGAATGCTCAACGGCGACAAGTCCCTAGGACCAACTGTTGCACGAGATATAGAAAACAAGCTCAATATGCCGCCAATGTCGCTGGATCAAAAAGAAATGGACCAAAAAATGGTTATAGGATCTGTGGGGTACGTGCGTATAACGGCGCTTGAGGTGCGTAAAGAGTACAACCTACTGCGCATTCAAGAATTGAGCAAAATAAGGCTGATGGAGTGCAAGGAAGACTGGCTGTATGAGCAGTCATTATCAACATCACAGCCAAACGCACTCAAGTTGTTTACCGCACCTTCAGACAATATGGAGCCCGAAATTCTTCAGGGCGGCTCTGTTGTTGTGGATATATCGCAAGACTCATTCACTGCGAACGGGATCTATGCCATGACTTACCAAGGCTCTGCTTTTATCTACCGGGTGCAGCTGAACCCTGATGGCACGGTATACCTCTTGTCGGACAACCCAAAGTACCAACAAATGATTATAAAAGACCTTTCAACCATCGTAATAGTAGGACGGTGCGTCGGATGCTGTAATACGCACTCTCTCTAAAAAAATTTGGCTCTTCTCGCCTCAAGCCCGCACACTGCGGGCTTTTTTGTTGACTTTTATTTGACGTAAATCAAACAACTATTCTGTTAACTACCCTTTTTCCTACCCTATTTGTTTGACAAATAGGGTAGTCTGTAGCAGAATATCGGTTAAGCAAACGTGGTAGTTGCTACCACGGTCGCTAAGACCTCTCCCGCCCGTGCGGGGGAGCCCAGTCCCCCTCAGGAGAAGAGGGGCACGTGCTGCGGGGAGCCGATCCCTGATGCGTTTAACTAGTCCGCCTGACTGCGACGCAGCACCGTCTGGGGAAAAGGCCAATTTCAGCCCTTGGCGACGAGGGCTGATGTGGGTTTTTTCAAGGAGCAAATCATGCTGAACGTCAACGAAGTCACCACCAAGATCGAAGAGTCGGACATGACCAAAGAAGCCAAGCGCATCCTCATCGATGCCGTCGAAGGCTGCACCGAGGCGAACGGGGAGCGCGCCGATCGTGGCGACGTGCTCGACGCGCTCTGTGACGGCGCCTACCTCGAGCAAATTGGCGCTGACGATCAGGCCGCCGTCGAGCAGGCCTACACCTTCGCGCAATCTCTTTGACCATCCCCCGCTCCGGGCGTTGACCGTCGGGCTTTGTGTGGGGCTTTTTATTAGAATGAGGCCTGCCTGCGACTCGTGGCAAACCGCAACAAAAAGGCAAACAAGAGAACCTATAATGAAGATGACAGACCAACAGAAACACGCGCTTGTCAAGCGCCTGACTGATTTCCTTGAGAAATCAAGCGTGGCTAGTCTGGCCGTTGGAATCTTTCAAGGCGTCCAGATTGGAATCGTTATTGGAATCCTCGCCTTCCTTGGCGCGGCTTATCTGACGTATAAGGAGAACAAATGACCACGTGGATCCTCTTTGCGGCTGTACTTCTAGCCGCCTTTGTTGCCGGCGTCGTGCTACTTAACTCGATCAACCACGACAAGCACTGACATTTCTAAGCAGCTCGGCATCAACGAGAAAATTTGAGCTGCGCGTCAATTCACACAGGCCCGCCTCGCGCGGGCTTTTTCGTATCTGGGCCTCCGAGAAATCGGGGGCTTTTCTTTTTTCTGGGAGCAGTCATGAACTACGTTGAGCCAGCATGGTGGCGCGAGCCGCCAGAAGACAGACGCTCATCGCGCGAGCTGGCCGAGTGCCGCGAGAGGGCGGAGGGCCGCATCGCAGACCTGATCGAAGACTGCGCGTTCGACAGCCTCGACGAAGACCAGGCCTATGAGCTCGTCGAGCGCGTGTGCTGCGACGAGGACGTGAGCGACGATGACACCGAGCGCGTTGAGGGAGATTTTTTCGAGACCGACTGGCCGCTGATTGAAGAGGCGCGCCG